AGCTGTTATTAACAATTTGAATGATGATGTGTCTAAATTAAAAGAAGATTTGAGTATTTTAAATGATCAAATTTTATAATGTCACTCAAATATGTTAGTTGCTGAAAAATTAAAAGAAAAAGCTGAAGAGTCTATTATCAAATTAAAAGACTTAACAAAGCAGTATAAGTTTTATGAATATTATTTACAGGCAGTTAATAGAGATGGAGTTCCTTACGATTTAATTACAACTGCAGTTCCATTTATCGAACAGGAAATTAACAACATACTAAGTCAGTTAGTTGAATTTCAATTAATGCTTGAAATGGATGGCAAAAATATCAATTGTTATATCGTATATGATCAAGACAATTTTTGGTCAATTGAATTAACATCTGGTATGGAAAAATTCATATCATCTTTAGCTATTAGAACTGCATTGATAAACGTGTCTTCATTGCCTAGACCTAATTTCCTAGCTATTGACGAAGGTTTCGGAGTACTTGATTCTGATAACTTAAATTCAATATTTAATTTATTTGATTATTTAAAAACTCAATTTTCATTTATGTTAGTTATATCACATATCGATTCAATGAAAGATATAGTAGATAAATTGATTGAAATTACTAAAAACAATACAAGTTCTAAAATCTATTACGTTTAGATATTTATTTAAAATAGATATCAAATGCCAGTTAATTATGATTTATTAACTAATGAACTAACTTATCAAGGATTAGCTGATTTAAATGTTTTAATAGAAGATACTACCAGTAATTCTTCAGATTATTTTCGAGTTTCAAAATTACCAAAAGAATTTACTGCAGGTAAAAATACATTTCATTTCAAAGGAAACCCTTCTATATTTAAAGAAGGAAGTTATGTATATATTGAAATTTTAGATTCAAATGGTCAACCTTTATATTACGAAACTGCTTTAGATTTAGAATCAGCAGATCATGCAGCTATTGTAACTGTGCATGTTAATGCGACAACTCCCCCAGGTACAGGTTACATTATTTTATGTAGTACTATTAGAAATGACATTAATGGTAAATTTTTAAATACTTCAAAAATTAATTTACGATGGATTGCTCCTATTTATATAAATGCATCTAAACGAAATGATGCTGAAATTATTTTTAATAAACTTCCTGAAGTTACTATAACTCCATCTACAAGCTCATACACAAATTTATCATATAACGGAGGATTAAAATACAATAGCAGTTCTTACTACAACATAGATTATTATTATTACAATAATACGCCAGTACTTGTCACTTCATCATTAACTCCAATTGGGTTTAGAACTGATTTAGTAACTGGAAATGCAACGCTTAATTCGTCTAATATATCAAATGCAATTCCGTTAAGTTCATATGCTGTAAGCGAATCTAAATTAATTAAAGTTTCAAAATTCAATGGATCTGGTATTATTGTGTTAGATTCTCCATTGCAATTTTCAATACCTAACAGCAATTCGACATACATTCCTTCATACGCTAGATTTTCTAGCGCTAGTATTAATTTTGAAGTATCAGCTTCTAATTCACCAGAAATTACACAAAATTCAAATAATACAGCTATAGTATTTTTTAGTAATTTGCAACCTCAAACAGGAGAAGTCGCTAAAATTCGCTCATATTATAGAAGTTCTGGAATTGGAGAATATATTCTTTCCAATGAAACAGACATAACAAAACAAGCAACGGAATTTGGATTTAATGTTGATGTAGTATCAGCTTCATTTTATTTACCAACTATACAACGAAATGATAAATTAGATTTTAAATTTGAATTTATTAATCCTGAAGGTCTAGCTTCGAAGCAAGTTGTAGAATCTTTAAATAATTTATTTTTAGGTGGAAATACATATATTGGAGGAGATGATAACTTATTAACAGGATCTTTATATGTAGCTGGGGCTTCTGGAACTGGAGTGCACATTTCAGGAAAAGGTTCAGCTTCAATGATTCGAAGCATAGGATATACAGGATTTACAAATGCAAATCCTGGATTTGTAATGTATTCAGGATCAGTGCAATCGTTATTAGGAGCTTCAGAAAATTACAGTGGCGTTGGTTTAGAATTGTATGCTAATACAGGATCTTATTTCAAATATACAACTTCAGGGTCAGGTTTATTAGATATTCGAACTAGTAAATTTTTTATCGGAAATGATAATATATTTTTAAGTTCATCAAATAACAATTTAGAAATTAAAAATTACAATGCAGATCAAACTAAAACTTATTTTCATTTAGACCCTACAGGAAACGTCACTGCTTCAGCATTTATTGCTGTTACTGGTTCAGACGACACTCATTCACAATTTATGATGAATACCGCTATTGGATTAACAGACGGTAAAAACATTGGTCGTATAATATATCATCAAACAGATACAATTTCCGTAATTTCAGCTAGCAGCGAAATTTTAAATACAGCATATATACAATCATATACAGCGCCATTTACACAGCCAAACGCTAGAAATGTATTAAATTCAGGCTCGGCAATAGCTCCTAGATCTAATTCATGGCTAGCATATCAACCAATAATTTCAGATTTATCATATTATTCTCTTCCATTTGAAAATACTATTACTATATTTGGAAATGTATATGTAGATAAATATACTACAGGAAGTAGCAATGATGTTAATGTAGTATTAGCTTTAAGATTTTCAGTTTGGAGACCAGTAACTTCATCTTACGAACATTTTGGATTATCTGGAAATGTTGAATCGGCTTCAGGAGACTATGGATTTGTAAATGCAGTTTCTGGCACAATGAATTCTGGATCTAGTAATGTAACATATAATTCAACTAATTATAACGTCGCATCTACAGCTACTATACCACAATCAGCTGTATCAGGCGCTATATCAACAATGATTCCATTTAAAGCTGTTATTAATATTCCTAGCGGTTCGCAAGATTTAATAAATACAATTGATTTAGACTATGCATTTTTTAAAATGTATAATACAAGCGTACCTCCAGGGACAGATTTTACATTTCGAGCTAAATTTGCAAATTTCAGTGTAATGTCAAGTAGACTTTTAGCCTCAGACGCTTCTTCAGGGACTAATTTAATTACTAATTACTATCCTAATATTAATGGATAATGGTTTGTAATTTTAATCCTATTTAATTTTTATCATTATATTTATTACAAAGAAAAGATAAAATGGCAATACAAAATTTATCAAATCAGTATATATCACAATCATATCAAAGTTTGGTGCAAGTTTCATCTTCTGGATTGTTGTATGATGGAACTGGAAATATTATTTCAAAAGTAACTGCTACGATAATTCCAACAACATCGTCAATTGCAGTAACAGGATCTTTATATTTCGATGTAAATTCAAATAAATTATACATTCACAATGGAACTGTATGGAAATCAGCATCACTTTCATAATACTATAAAATAAATGATTAAAAATATAATAGCATTATATCCAGGCCGATTTCAGCCATTTGGAAAACATCATGCAGAAGCATTTAAGTGGTTAGAAAAACAATTTGGGGCTCACAATTGTTACATAGTAACTTCAAACGTCATAGACCCAGTAAAATCTCCATTTTCTTTCAAAGATAAACACGACATCATAAGTAATTACGGTCTTGCTGACAGGCTTGTACAGGTAAAAAATCCATATAAAGCAGAGGAGATTACCACGCAGCTGAATCCAGAAGACACTGCTTTAGTATTTATGGTGGGAGCAAAAGATATGAAAGAAGATCCTAGATTTAAAATAGGTAAAAAGAAAGATGGCAGCGATTCATATTTTCAAGAATACGCTAAAAATAAAAGCAATTTACAAGGATTTGATAAACATGGGTATTTAATTGTAGCACCTCATATTTCAATGAATATTCCAGGATATGGAGAAATGTCAGGAACTACATTGCGAAATGCGTTAGGAGATAATTCAGTTACTAGAGATCAAAGAATTAAATTATTCAAAGCTGCATTTGGATGGTATAATGAAAAAACAGCTAAAATGATATTTGATAGATTAGAAGGTTTGACAGAATCTAAATCTTCATTTATTGCAAATATTATGAAACAAAAAAATTTAACTGGGAGTGTATCTGAAAATCAAACTTCATTTTTCACTAAAGAATGGTGGAGCGAGTCTTTAAATTTACCAGAAATAGATTTGGTAAATTACGATATAACTTCAGAAGGATATATGTCGTTTGAACAACAAAAACAACACGACAAAAAAATGATAAAACTTAAAAAATTTTTAAAAAATAATACAGGAAAACCATTTGTATATGATTTTAATGAATTTCCTAAAACAGTATACGGTGTAAAAATGCCAACTCAAGAAGATATTAATGAATTGTTAATTAACGAAGGAGGGGCAGGGGGGCATATGCAGCATCTGTTCAATATTGAAGGAGTACAAACAGGTAAAGATTTAGTTAAAGTTTTTGTTCAATCTGTTGAATATTTAAAAAAAAGCCCTGCGTCTGTTAAAATTGATGGAGTAAATGCTTCTATTCGTTTAATTACATTAGATGGTAAAAAAGTCTTTGTAATGGATAGAGGTTCTAATAAACCTTTAGATGTAAAAGGTATTACCAAAGCAGAATTAGAAGATCGGTTTGGTGCTGGACATGGAATGATTAAAGTAGGCGGCACTGTATTAGATATTTTCAATGAATCTTTATCTTCAATTACTCCAGCTCTTAAAAAATTAGGTCTTTGGGATAATCCAAATATCATGTTTAACTTAGAATACGTAGCTGGTTCAACTAACGTATTGTCTTATAATAAAAATTTCTTAGCAGTACATGGTTTATTAGAAATTGAGCAAGTAACTCCAAAAAGACGAGCTACTAAAGAAATTAAGTATTCTAAACCAGCTTTACAAGATTTATTAAATAATTTAGTTCCAGCTGCAGCTGAAAAAGGATATGAAGTTTTAGGTTCTATTCCAACTACATTAGATGGAGACCCAGATTTAACAGGAGCATTAAATAAAAAATATACAGTTAATTACGGAAATAAAAAAGAAACTAAAACTCTTTCTCAATGGTTAGCTCAAACAACTATTCCAGATAATGAAATTAAAACTGTTGATGGTAAGAGAATTTCTGCATTATCAAAAGACGTGTTAATTAAAATTTCAGAAGGCACTCCATTGTCAGAATATATTGCAGATCCTAAAGATTACAAAGCTGCTGTAGATGGATTTGTTACTTACATGGCTACTATGAAGCTAGGAGATGCTATTTTAGAAAAATTAAATTCTCCGCTAGGGCCTGTATCAGATCATGAAGGTATTGTAATTCGCGATCCTAAAATTTCTAAAAAACCATTTAAAATTACTGGAAATTTCATTTTAGGTGGATTAGCATCATCTTTTAAAAAGTAACATATTTATTTATAAATAATAAACAATGAGTACAAAGTTACGTAATATAGATGCCATTAAAAAAATGCTTGATGGCACTCACAGAATGCAAACTAAACAAACAGTTAGATTTGCTAACACTAAAAATACTCAAGAAATTCATGCAGTAGGTGAAGTTTGGACTGACGCTGACGGAATTGAATGTGAGCAAAGAGAAGGATTTAAAATTAAAAAAGGTAAGATGGATGAAATTCGTTCGCTTATCGCAGCTTCTAGAATGCCTTCACATTGCCCAAAATGTAAAGAACCAATGGATAATCCTAGATTAGATGAAAAGTTTTGGAAATTAGAAGGTCATTGTTTTGACTGTCAAGTTGCATTTGAACATGATTTGCGTATTGAAGGGAAATTTGAAGAATACGAAAAAGAAAAAATGTTAAAAAATGCAGAAGCTTGGTTAAAAGAAGCTGAACAAGAAGCTATTGAATTAGCAGCTGCGTTTAGAAATCCATTGGCTTACATTAATGTTGATGGGACTTCTGAAAAATGGAATGGCGGATTGTCAGGAGATGAAATGGCTGAAAAAATTGAAAATGAATTTAAAATGTTCAAAGAAAATTTTATCAATAAATTAAAAAAACCTTAAAATTATAAATTATGACGCAGTCGTTAGAAACAATTATAGTTGCATTTTTAACTGGAGTTGCAGGCCCTGTATTAGTAATATTAGTAAAAACTTTCATAGAAAGAAAAAAGAAATCAATTGATACAATTGAAAATACTTTAGAAATTTCAAAATTAATAACAGCTAAAATAGAAGGAATCAAAGATGAATTCAAAGCTGATCGAGTTTGGGTTGCACAATTTCATAACGGCGGTCATTTTTATCCAACAGGTAAATCAATAGCAAAATTTTCTATATTTTACGAAACTGTAACAGTTGGAGTATCTTCAATTCAATCTAATTTTCAAAATATACCAGTTAATTTATTTTCAAAGTCAATTAATGAATTGCTAGAAAATGACGTAATTAAAATTTCTGATTTCAGTAGCACTGCAATTGCTACATTTGGATTAAAATATGTTGCAGAAGAACATAATTGTAAATCAGGTTATTTTTTTGCTATTAAAACAATAGACAATAAATTTATTGGATTTTTAGGAGTAGGATTTACCAAACAAAAAACTAAATTAGATGCAGAATCTATAAATCACATTTCAAATCACGCTTCAGCAATGGGCGGAGTACTAATGACACATTATCAATAAAAATAATATATAATGACACCAACTATTTCAAAAGAATTAAAAAAAGCAACAGAAACATTGCAAATAAAAATGTTAGCAATGCAAGAAGAAGAAGCTAAAATGCTTGCTCTTAAATCATCGTTTGTCAATTCAACAGATCCAATTAAAAAAGAAAAAATAAAGCCTGCGTTAATTGCTCAAGCAAAAAAATTAAAACAAGCTGAATTTGAAGCTGATATGGCCGATAAAATGTTTCATAAAATTCTCTCAAATGAACCTGGAGATATTTATGATTTATTAGATCATAAAATTCAAGAGCATGTTGTTAGAATGGCAGTTCGTAAAATTGTCAAAGAATCAATAAATTTACATGAAAATGATGAAGTTTCGTTAACTAGCGAAGTTGAAAAATTTTTTAAATCAAATAAAAAAAAATTAGAATCGCTAGTTGATGACAATGACTGGGATGAATTTTATGAATTAGGGTTTGAAAAATTTCCAGATGCAGACCAAGATGATGTTGCTCAAGCAATGAACAATGCAGCAATTGCAGCAGGTTGGTTTGAAAATGAAATTGAAGATTTTAGACAATCTGAAAAAGAACTAAAAGATATGGCTTTTGGAAGTAAAGCTCAGCAAAAAGGAATTAACATGGGCAATTATGATAAAAAAATGAAACAGCCTAAAGCATCTTCTTCAGAACTTTATATTGAATCTAAAAAAAAAGATATCACGCCAATAATTGAAGCTGAATATAAAGGAAGAAAAGTAAAATTAAATAAGCCGTTTTATACTCCCGGAGGCCCTAGAAAACGTGCAGTATACGTTAAAAATGAAAAAGGCAATATAGTTAAAGTAGGATTTGGGGATCCAAATATGAGAATTAAAAAATCAATTCCGGCCCGAAGAAAATCATATAGAGCTAGACATCATTGTGAAAACCCAGGGCCTCATTGGAAAGCAAATTATTGGAGCTGCAAAGCTTGGTAAATTAAATATTATAAATAAAATGATAAAGTTAATAGATTTAATAAAAGAAGAAGCTATAAAATGCCCAGTAGCTACTCAAAACATTGAAGTCAATTTAAAGCATAGGCAAATTGCTATTGATAGATATGGATATGGGCCATTGAATCCTAACAATCCAAACATTAAATTTTGGAAAGAAAAAGCTGAAAGATGGAAATTAGATTCAATTGAAGAAGCTAAATCGGCTAGATGTAATTCATGCGCAGCGTTTAATATTACTTCAAAAATTTTAAATTGCATTGAAAAAGGATTATCTTCTGGAGAAAAAGAAGTGTCAGTTAATGAAAGCGATGATTCTGAAAATGCTAAAATAAATAATGAAAAACCGCAAAATGATGATTTAGCTTGGGATACTATAGATGCTGGAAAATTAGGATATTGCACAATGCACAAATTCAAATGTGCTGGTTCTAGAACTTGCGATGCTTGGATTACTGGCGGGCCTGTAAAAGATAAATAATATGCCTTTAATTAAACCAGTTTTAGAATTGCAAATATTAACAGCATTTCAAAAAATGTCAAATGCTGAAACTGATATGGCAACTGCTCAACAAGATTTAGCTAAAGCTTTAGCAACTGCCATAGATTCTTACATTAAATCAGCTACAGTAACAGTAACTCCAGGTCAAGTAGTAGTAGGGACTGCAGGTCCTGTGCCAGTTGCTGCGACAACAACAACTCCTGGTATTGCAATAATTTCTTAAGTAATTACTATTTCTATATTTATATAAAATATAATATAGTAATTTATGATGACATTTTTAAAAAAAAATTTTAATTATTTAATAATATTAACTTTAATAGTTATTATTATTTTACAACGCTCATGTAATTCTTCCAATATAGACAAAAAAACAATTGTCGTTGATGGAAAAAAATACAATATAGTTAAGCAAGTAATAGATACTGCTTACATAACAAAAACACAAACTGTATATAAACCGGGAAAGACTATTTATCAAGATTCTCCTGTATATATTACAATGCCTACAAATGTAGATACAGCTTTAATACTTAAAGAATTTTATGCATTACGAGTTTATAAAGATACTTTGAAATTAACAGATAGTCTAGGTTATATTTCTGTTATTGATTCAATATCTAAAAATGTATTATTAGGAAGAACATGGAATGCAAAAGTAAATAAAATAGTAATTGATTCGACATTATATTTAAAAGATCTTCCAAAAAATCAAATATATATAGGACCTTCATTAGGAATGCAGCGACCATTATATACAACGTTTGGAGGTACTTTGCTATTGAAAACTAAAAATGACCATATATACGGAATTGGTGCTGGCATTAATTCACAATTGCATGCATATTTTCAAGGTACCATTCTTTGGAAAATTTCACTTAAAAAATAAATTACAAATAAGTTATGGGACAATCTTTAAAAGAAATAATAAGAGACGAATACAAGAAATGTGCTTCTGACCCAGTACATTTCATGAAAAAATATTGTCAAATTCAACATCCACAAAAAGGTAAAATTCCATTTCATCTTTATCCATTTCAAGAAAATGTGTTAAGAGATTTGCGAGATCATGATTACAACATCATATTAAAATCTAGACAATTAGGTATATCAACTTTATCTGCGGGATATGCACTTTGGCTAATGACATTTTTTGCAGATAAAAACATTTTAGTTATTGCAACTAAACAAGAAGTAGCAAAAAACTTAGTATTAAAGGTAAAAGTTATGTATGAAAATTTACCTTCATGGTTAAAATTATCTACATTAGAAGATAATAAATTGTCTTTACGTTTAAATAATGGGTCTCAAATTAAAGCAACTTCTTCATCAGGCGACACAGGACGTTCTGAAGCATTGTCTTTATTAATTATTGATGAGTGTTGTGAGTATGATACTACTATTACTGTTAAAAATAAACGCACTGATATAGCAGAAACTATTAGCATTGGGGATTTATATAAACGTCTAGAAAATTTACCGTAGCCATATTTTTTCTAAAATACGAGAATCAAACAAACGCACTCATAATGATCCTAAATGGAGATTATCTAAAAATGAAATATATAAACAGTCACATAAAAAAATATGATTATTAATACTGAATACACAATTTTAACGCCAACTGGATATTCAGATTTTGATGGAATATCTAAAAAAACAACAAATATAATTTTTTTAATTAAATTTGATAATGGCTCATTAATAAAATGCACTGAAAATCATTTAATTAAATTTACAGAGTCGGAATTTTTAGAGGCTTGTCTTATACAAGAAGGTGATATAATATTCGGTAACAAGCGTGTAGTTGAAGTTAGTTATGAAGAGGGTAGTTTTGAAGTATTTGATCCAATTAATGTAAAGTTAAATGGCGAATATTATAGCAATGATATTATAAGTCATAACTGCGCGTTTATTTCCAATGTAGAAGAAATTTGGATTGCATCTCAACAAACTTTAGCAACAGGAGGCGGTGCAATTATATTATCAACTCCTAACGGGACTGGTAATTTTTTTCATAAAACATGGGTAAAGGCTGAAGCTAAAGAAGGTCAGCATAAATTTAATCCTATCAGATTGCATTGGTCAGTACATCCTGACAGAAATCAATCTTGGCGCGATAAACAAGATGAATTGTTAGGGCCTAAAGCTGCTGGTCAAGAATGTGATTGTGATTTTGTATCTTCAGGACATACAGTAATTGAAGGAACATTATTGCAATGGTATAAACAAACTACAGTTCAAGATCCAATTGAAAAAAGAGGTATAGATGGAAATTTATGGATATGGGAACAGCCAGATTATACCAGAGATTATATTATAGTAGCTGACGTTGCTCGTGGAGACGGGGCTGACCATTCTGCTTTTCATGTAATTGATGTAGAATCAGTAACGCAAGTTGCAGAATATAAAGGGCAAATACACACTAAAGATTATGGCAATCTTTTAGTGAATATAGCAACTGAATATAATGATGCATTGTTAGTAATTGAAAATGCTAATGTAGGATGGGCTTCAATTCAAGTTGCTATTGACAGGAATTATAAAAATATGTATTATTCTCCTAAAGATGGTCAAATATCAGACGTATCCCAGCAATTATCTAGATATGTTGATTTAAAAGACACTTCACAAATGACGCCAGGATTTACAACTTCATCTAGAACTCGCCCATTAATTATTTCTAAATTAGATACTTACATGAGAGAAAGAATTCCAATAATTCGAAGTCAACGATTAATTGATGAATTGTTTGTATTTATTTGGAATGGCTCAAAACCTGAAGCTCAACATGGTTATAATGATGATCTTGTGTTATCATTTTGTATTGGATTATGGATTAGAGATACTGCATTGAAACTTCGTCAGCAAGGAATGGAACTAAACAGAAAAACTTTAGATTATTTTGGTAAAGGGGCAGGCGCTTACAATTCAACAGCAGGAAATATGAAACATTCAGGTTGGTCTATGGAAACAGGAAGACGTGGGGAAGATGAGTCTTTAACTTGGTTAATATAAAAATTTGATATTTATTTAAAATAAAAATATGGCAGATACTACATTATATGGTCGTTTAAAGCGACTTTTCAACAGTAATGTTATTGTGCGTAAAGTTGGAAAAGATAAGCTTCGAGTTGTTGATAACGATCATTTACAGTCTTTAGGAAACGCACATAACTCAAAATTTATTGACAGATTTACTCGGTTACATGGCGTTAGACCTAATTCATTAAATACATATAACGCAAATTACAATTACTTTTCTTCTAAAACAGAATTATATACAGATTATGAAGTAATGGATCAAGATTCTATTATTTCTTCTGCTTTAGACATTTACGCTGATGAAACAGTTATGAAAGATGATTTTGGTGATGTTTTAAGAATTACTAGCAATGACGAAAACATTAAAAAAATCCTTCACAATTTATTTTACGACATTCTTAACATAGAATTTAATTTATGGCCTTGGGTTCGTAATATGTGTAAATATGGAGATTTATATTTACATTTAGATATTCAAGAAGAAATTGGAATTGTAAACGTAACTCCATTATCAGCATATGAAATAATTCGAGAAGAAGGTATGGATCCAAATAATCCATATCACGTACAATTTAAACAATTAGGCGGTGGTAACATTGTTTATGAAACTTTTGAAATTGCACATTTTAGAAATTTAACAGATTCAAATTTTTTACCATATGGAAAATCAATGATTGAAGGCGGTCGTAAAGTTTGGAAACAATTAACGTTAATGGAAGATGCAATGCTTATTCATAGAATTATGCGTGCGCCTGAAAAGCGTATATTTAAAATTGATGTAGGAAACATTCCTCCTAATGAAATTGATAATTACATGCAGAAAATTATGAACACTATGAAAAAGACTCCGTATGTGGATGAGAAAACGGGAGAGTATAATCTTAAATTTAACATGATGAACATGTTAGAAGATTATTTTTTACCTGTTCGTGGCGGTCAATCTGGAACTGAAATTGATACGTTATCTGGAATGGAATTTACTGGAATTGATGATATTGAATATTTAAGAAATAAAATGATGGCTGCCTTAAAAGTTCCAAAAGCGTTTATTGGATATGAAGAAGGCTTAGGTGGTAAAGCTACACTCGCAGCAGAAGATGTTCGATTTGCTAGAACTATTGAAAGAATTCAAAGAGTTGTAATATCAGAATTATATAAAATAGCAATTATTCATTTAACTTCTCAAGGTTATGCTGATGCTGAATTGACTGATTTTGAGTTAACAATGACTTCTCCTTCAACTCTTTACGAGCAAGAAAAATTAACATTGTATGGTACTAAAGTGTCTTTAGCTGGAGATATGATGGAAAAGAAATTGATGGGACGAGATTGGATTTATCAAAATATATTTAACTTTACTCCAGATGATATTGAAGATATTGATAAAGGATTAATTAAAGATCAAAAAAATACGTTTAGGCTGAATAAAATTTCTGAAGAAGGTGAAGATCCTGCAAATCCAGTTCCAAAGAAAAAAGAAAAAAAGGAAGAAGAAAAAGAATCTAATCCATTTGAAGAAGGAGTTGATGAAGAATTATTGAATAAATACGACAATCGAATAAAAGATAAAAAAGAAAATAAAGAACGAAAAAAAGCGGAAGTACCTGAAGGGGGATGGCCTGGCGCAGGTCGTCCAAAAGAAATCATGAAATATAATACTCATGAGCATCCTAGAGGATATGATCCATTAGGCAAAGTAGCATGGAAAAACGCAAGAAATGAATCAATTGATTTATTGAAAAGAAAATATGGTTTAGATAAATTAGTTACTAAAAAAACGTCATTAATTAATGAGCAACGTAGTATGCTAGATGAGTTAAATATTATTCCAGAAGAAATTTAAAATTTTATATTTATTATTAAGAAAAATAACATTAAACCTGAATGAAACCATTAAAACACTCAAAGTTTAAAAACACTGGTATTTTGTTTGAATTGCTTGTTCGACAAATCACTTCTGACACTTTAAATAATAGCGATTCAAAAGCCATTGGGATTATAAAAAAATATTTTGCTAAATCTACGGAATTATCAAAAGAACTTAATTTATATCAAACTTTAGTTAAAGAAAAATTTTCAAAAGAAGATAAAGCAACTGCTTTAATTGAAGCTGTATTAGTAGCTAAATCACAATTAAATCAAACTATATTAAACAGACAAAAATATAATTTAATTAAAGAAATTAAAGAAAATTATTCATTAGAAGATTTTTTCAAAACAAAAATTAACAATTACAAAACTTTAGCAGCTATATTTAAATTATTTGAATATACAGTGGCAGATAATCCTGTAGATTCTGTTAATAACAGATATACACTTATTGAACATATTACTCGAAGTGAAATTAAAAAAACTAACGAATTAAATGAAATGTCTGCTTTTGTTAAGCAAAATAAAGAAGTTCGGTTGCTGTCTTATAAAATTTTAGTTGATAAATTCAATGAAAAATATTCTAAATTAAATGAAGCGCAGAAAAATTTATTAAGACAATATATTAATTCTGTTTCAAATAGCCCTGAATTAAAAGAATTTATTAATGAAGAAGTTCATTCTCTTCAAAAAGAATTAAAAACTTTATCTGTAAAGGTAGATGATAAAGTAGTTAAAATTAAATTATCTGAAGTAGTTAATTTATTAAATAAAATTACTTTAACAAAATCAGTAAAAGACATTCACGTCTTAAATATGTTACGATATCACGAATTAATTAAAGAACTTAAAAAAATATAAATTATGCCAGACGGAAATCCAATTCAAGGGTCTTATACAGTGCCCGTAGTCCCATATCATCAAGGCAATAATGCGCAATTTGTGCGTACTATCAGGGTGACAGGTTCATTAAATAATCCATTAACATTAACAGGTAGTTACGCAAATAATGCTGCGTTTATGGTAATGAATACTGCTAGCGTATTTATATCTACGTCAAATGGCACTTCATACAGCGGCGCTGATTTTCATACCACAGGTCAAAATCACCAAATATACAACATTGCTTTATCTACAGTATCTGCATCAGCAGGAGGTGATATTACTATATTATACAATTATTAAACAAACAATAACAATTAAATTAATGTCATATATAAACTCGTTTAAACAATTTCTTGTTAAAGAATCTAATGAATATGAAGATAATTCAAATTTAATAGATGATGAACAAGATGATTTTGCAATTGAAGATGAATTAGATGAAATGTCATCAGCTGCTGGGGCAGGAGCCTATGATACTCCTAACGCATTTGGGAAATTATCAGATGATGATATTGAAATGTTAGGATATAAAAAAGTAAAACTTGCAAAAAAAGAATCAGTAGATTCTAATTTTGTTGCTATGTCGAAAGCTTTACATTTAAAAGAAATTACTTATTCTGATTATAAAAAAGATCCCGTAGCTACTCCTAAACAAAAAATCAATTCTTCAATTAATTATATTAATAAAGGATTAAAAGAAATTGAAAAAGTTGTAAACCATAACGTTCGATTAAAACAAGAAATGGGCATTGACAATAATATTTATTGGAAATCATCCCGTGAAAATCTTGCTAAAATTAGTGAGCGTTTAATGAGAGTTTCTAAACAATTAAAAGAATTAGCATCATAATGAAAACCAAAGATTTATTAGTAGATTATATTACATTCGACATTTCTCCAGAAACGATTACCGAGTCCATGGAAAAAAATAATGGACGATTGTTAGTTAAAGGAGTATTGCAAAGAGCGGACGCAAAAAACCAAAACGGGAGAGTATATCCAAAAGATATTTTAATTCGTGAGGCTAAAAAATATTCTGAAATTAACATTAAAGAAAGAAGAGCTTTAGGAGAATTAGATCATCCAGATTCTTCTGTTGTCAATTTAAACAATGTATCTCATAACATTACTGAAATGCATTGGGATGGCAATGATTTAGTAGGTACAGTTGAAATTTTATCAACACCGTCTGGAAATATTTTAAAAGAATTGTTTAAATGCGGAATTAAATTAGGAATATCTTCTAGAGGTTTAGGTTCAGTAAAAACTTTAGGAGAAGGTGAAGTTGAAGTGCAGCCAGATTTTGAATTAATTGCATTTGATTTTGTTTCTAATCCATCAACTCATGGCGCATTTTTACGACCATCAAATGTGAATGAATCAGTTGACAAATCAATTAAAGCAAATAAATATGAAACTGTTAATCGTTTAATTACTGACATTTTAACTGATAATAAATAATGACAATTAAATTACAAGAATTAATGGGGCTTAAAGTAGCTAACTTAAAACCATTAAAAGAATCTGCTTTTGTAGAACCTTCAGATC